CAACAGAACCCCTAGTTCTGTTTTAGCACCTGAGAGTTGCGCGAATCGCTGCGTAGGGATGTTCTGTCCACTTAGTGCCATTCCTCCGGCAAGGTGGGCTTTGAAGGCTCGGGCGACCCCGGCAGGGGCGTCAAATTGTAACTGCGAGCAAATGCGAATTCGTGTTGGGCGCGATGTTAGATATGATGCATTCGACAAGCATCACTTGAAACGCACCAACGCATTCCAAGATTGCCTGCGTCAAATGGTAAGAAGGATCGCTGAAGTCTTCTCCAGCGATCTGGAAAACCTGATGAATGACGCAGAAGGGGCTGAGGACCTGCTCAATGGTGTGGATGATGGAATGAGAACCATTGTACTGGGTGCCAGTTCGCTGGACGAGCTAGTCCAGCAACAACAGAAGGAGGAAGCCGATGCTGAGCTTGACCGCGACATTGAACTCGGAATTTGCATGATGGTTGGTGACACTGTTGTCCCAATCATGGACAATGCTATTGCCGAGACGGTGCGGCAGGCGGCTCTACCAGCAGTTGTGCGGGTACAGAAGTCTACGCGATTCATTGCGGAGTGCGTGGTTGCACTACGTTATGTGATCGGGACACCACATGAACGCACGCGTGCTGCTGAGGCGGCGGCAGAGAAGAGGATGAGGAAGCTACTGAAGGACACAAATTGTCGGGGAGAAGTTGTCGAAGTAAACATGCCAGAGATTCTGGATGCTTACTTCTCCTGCGACGCCAATGCGCGGCGGTCTGGGGCCGGCAAAGGGCGTGTGAGTAGGTGGCTACTCAGGCTACTCGGAATGCGAGTGGCCAAGCCCACTAGCGATTGCTAGTGGTGCCCGTTATTGGTTGAGGGGTGTGATGGGGAGGCCGCGGTCACACCTGTAGGCATTGTCAAAAACTATAACGGGGAGCTTACGCGACCGAGACGGTGGGTCAAGCTTATGGGCTTGAGCCCACCGTCGAGTTTGGGGGTGTTCAACAATAGCGTTGACGTGGCGTACAAGGCGCTGGCCGAGCGGTACTACTTGTGTGAGACGAGTAAGGGTTGCTTCCAGCCGGCACTTGGTACCACCATTGAGAAGTTTTTGGACCCCAGCATGATGGACTTTCTACAGGCCGTTGTGGACCATGTGCATTTGGACCCTGTGTGCAGCACCACTGACGTGGTGAACTGCTATAAAGGCTCCAAAAGGGCACGGTACCAAGCGGCAGAGGATAGATATTGGAGTGCTGGGGTTACGAAGATGGAAGCAACGCTACGCATGTTTGTCAAGTTCGAGAAATGTGACTTGAGGAAGGCACCGCGCGTGATTAATCCACGCTCGTTGGAGTACAACATAGCATTGGGACGGTTCTTGAAGAAGAATGAACATAACTATTTTGAAGCCATAGCTGAGGTGTTTGGCCAAGATAAGGTTGTGTTTAAAGGGATGGACGTGAATGCTACAGCTGATGCCATGTTCGACGTATGGAACAGTGTACCGAATCCTGTGGGGGTTGGTGCTGATGCCAAGAAGTTCGACATGCACATTAGCTATGAAGCATTGTACTACGAG